CGATCTGACCAGATGTGGATCGTATTGCACGAGCCGACGGTAAAACAGATGCAAGGAAAGACTAATGTTTTGGTTAGATTATACAGTACATAGTGGTATAGACAAATTTAGAGTCGAAGGCGATTGGCCCGGAGAAGTGATGGGTTATGACCGTGACGGTAACCTCGGGTGTAAACAACAGCCTTTATATTCACCGGGCGATATATATAAAGTTAACAAAGAAGGCTGGTTAATTAAAATCGGCGAAGATAAGGACGACATATAATGGGAAAGAAAAAACTAAGATCAACACAAACAAGCAAAGGCGAACACGGCGGTTCATTGAAAACACGTGTAAATGATCCTGCATTAAAATTAATTAATCAACGTAAAGCATTTAATCAAGGCAAACGTGTAATGATTACTATTGAAAATCCAAACAAAAACGAAACCAATCGTCCGTTTATCAGAGTAAATGCTGCTGATGTTTGGAAAGGTCGCAGACGCTAATGGATCCTGTAGAGATAAGTCAAACAATTAAAGAATTAGGATTTCCTATTGTTGCTGCAGGCGGCATGGGTTATTTTATATACTTTATTTGGAAATGGGTTACTGAAGAAATCGATCCTGTGCTTAGTGAAGCAAGCATGACACTAATTGCACTAATTGATCGTATTCGTATGTTAGATAATGATTTAATTAGACTTAATCAAAAACTTAATGTTGTCTTAACTTTACGAGATCAGCACAGTGATTATGAAGAAAGAATTGCTCATTTACAAAAAATACTCGAACAACACGATATAACAATAGATGAACACGAAAAAGTCTATTCACTTGACGACTTAAAACAAATATACCGAGAAGTAAAAGAAAAAACTGATGACTGAATTAATTTTTATGTTTTTGCTTGTATGCAAACATGCTGTAGCAGACTTAGCACTGCAATCACGTTTAGAATATAAAGGCGGAAAACTTAATTTAAAAAATGGCAGACTATTAATACACTGTATACATCACGCTGTGCTTGCATTTTTAGTCGCTATCGTTTTTGTCGGAATAATTAATGCACTATGGATTCTGTTATTTGATTTTATAGCACACTTTGCAATTGATTACAGTAAGTCGTGGTATCAATCTAAAACAAATGTAAAGTATGGAACCAAGACGTATTGGATATATTCAACAGTTGATCAGATTTTACACTACACGACTTACTTAATTATTGTAATCTTTGCTATTTAGATTCCATTAGTGCAACTGCTTCGTCATAGTCTTCTTGTGAAACAACACCTTCACGCAATAATTTTTGTCTATTAGCCATATGTTTCATTTGTACTTCGTCTTTTGAACCTCCGAAGTATGCAACACAATGTCCTTCTTCAATTAACACATCTGTTACTTTACGTCCGTCTGGTATTTTAAAATCGCCTAGGATACGTCCAAACTTGCCTTTCATATCCTCACCGCTTTTATCTTCTGTAGTAATTAAAACAGCACCATTTTCTAATAGTTCTTTTAATCTAGTCTTGGCTGCTAGTCCAAATACTTTTTCTACTTTGTCTGAAGTACGGCTTTCAGGTGTATCAATGCCCATAATACGAACACGTTCATCTCTTAGCCAAATTCCAAATCCTAAATCAATATCTACGTCGACAGTATCGCCATCAACAGCTTTCAAAAGTACTACATCGTACTCGTTTACTTTTAGTTCACTCATGTCTTATTATCCTCTCACAAATAACTGTAGTATTTATTTGAGGATACGATTATATTCCGTTTTTATAATCTCTGCAACATGATCTGAAACCATTGTTTCATAATGTGTGTGATTAACTTCTACATGTGTCATGTCAGTTCTATGCGACATGCTTGCAATAGTACAAACTCCATCATTTGGTCCATTGTGATAAGGTACTGAACCTGCTGTAGTAACTATTTGTGTCCATGGTATATCTAATTTTATTTCATTAGCTTCTTTAATTGGATCGCTTTTACGTCCGATATCTTTGAACAGTGGATAACTTGGCACAATATACTTTGCCCAATCTGCTGTACTGCTACCTCTAAACGGTGTGCTTATACTAATACCGCCTACTACTCTGACATATTTGGTTAAGTGTAGTGCATACAATCCGCCCATGCTATGTCCTACAACAAAGTGTGGACCTTTGCCTTTACAGGTATCGGCAATCATTTCTAGGTTGTCATAGAAACGATTCATACTAGAATAGTTTACCATTATTTCATTTGGAAATTGTGTTCTAGTTTGCAAATACTTAAAACTAAGACTTGTTTGGTTTGCACCATGACACCAAATTACATTGATGTCATCTGTTGTACGTTTTTCTTCAGGCGATATAGTACCTAATAAATTTTTAAAATAGTTTAACATTACTTACTTGTTGCTATGAACACTCCGTTCCAGTCATCTGGTAAATCTTGTGTAAGCATATACTCGCAACGCTCTATCCACATGTCATAATATTTTGACATTTTACCATCAAACAGATTATATAAAAGTTTACACTCTTCTATAGCTTTGTCAAACTCTTTTGCACGATACATATCATGCATTTCTGTGTGCTTACGTTGTGCTACTTTCCAAGCAGGCTTCATATCATCTAACACTGTGTATATTGATAAGCCTACACTTTTACCTTTAACTTGTAAGTCGTCAACTTTTAAGTAAAAGAAGTCATCTTTAGTTGCTTCGTACGTTGCTTCACCGACAAGTAACAAGCATCCATATTCTTTACACTTAGATTCAACACGTGCGGCTGTGCTTACTGCGTCCCCGAGTACATCATAACTGTGACGCTTAGTAGACCCCATTTCACCAATGTACCCAAGACCAGTATTAATACCAGCCCCCATGCCGACAGGTGGCCTCCCTTCTGGTATAATAACTTCTTCATTGAATTTCTCCACTGCTTTTAACATATCTAAGCCACATTGCACGGCTGTACGTGCATGTTGCTCATCATCTATTGGCGCATTGTGAATGTGCATACTAGCATCACCTATATACTTGATAATCATACCATCTGCATCTAGTACAGGCTCTGTAATAGCATCCATATATCCGTTCATAATACGTGTAAGTCCTGCAACATCATCGCCAAATGATTCTCCAAGTGGTGTAAAGCCACGCAAGTCTGAGAAAACAATACTTACGTCTTTCTTTATACCTTTTTTAACTAAGTCTGGATTTTCTTGTAGCAATTTAACAACTGTAGGACTTGCATATCCTGCAAACTGTTTCTTAATTGCTTGTTTTTGTAAAAATTCATCTAAGAACTTAACAATATAGCGTGTAAGTCCTACGAGCACTAAAAATGCACTAGATGTTGCGCCGTCAACCAAATAATTGTAGTTATTAAAACTATATATGCTACCGATAACTCCGCCGGCAACTGCTATAACGAACACTGCAATGCCAACATATGTCCAACGAGCAAGTACAATAATTAATAAACCAGCAACTAAAAAGCCAAACAGTTCTGCATCAGTTGCCCATCCAGGTCTTTCAATGTTTGATTCATTAAACACTGTGCCTAATACTGTTGCATGTATTTCATGTGGGAAAATACTACCTGCTGCAGTAGCAACTGGCTGTCCAATACCTGCTGCAGTTGGACCTACAAATACAATTCCGCCTTCAAAATCGTCAGGCAAGTTCATTACACTGTATGATTTATTCTTTTGACTCCAGTCAATCCATACACGACCTAGTTCATCTGTTTGTATAGGACCAAACTGTGGTATACGTAGTTTGTCTACGCCAAACTCGTTTAGTTTAATTTGGAAACTTGGATCACCTGCTATAACACGTAGCACTTCCATTGTAACACCTGGATACAATGTTCCGTTACTTTCAATAACAAGTGGTAATCTACGTGTTACACCGTCTTGCTCTGGGAATGTATCTACTATTCCACTACCAACTGCGGAGTATTCAATATCTGGTATATTGCTGATGGTTCCCGGAACGCTAGGTATAAGACTAATATAGTCACTGTTAATAATAGTAGCGCCTGGATTAATTGCTTCATTTTTGCTTTCCTCGGCTCCGAGCATATTTAATATAACAGGTAGTTGTTGCATTGTCAATGCAAGTTCTTCGTCTTCTCCAGCACGGTCTGGTTCAGCCATTAATACATTAAAAACTACTAAGCCTGCACCTCTATTGTATAAATCAATAATTAAATCTGCATAATCACCTCTGGGCCACGGCCATTGTCCGTACTTTTCGAGTGCTGCTTCATCTATATTGACTGTGTATACATTATTTTCTACTGGTTCTTGATTAACAATAAGTTGATCGAAATAACGTAGCCTTAAACTTTCTAAAAGACTTGGATTAATTGCTGTCAAATAAGTTAATAGAAGAAGTGTAATTACACTCCACACAGGGCTTAATAATATTTTTTTCATTGGCTACTCCGATTGTTCTTCGTATTTATTTGGATTTAGCATACGGTCCCATGCAGGTCCAACACTTTCCCAATAATTACGACTATCGGAATCATAATATACCCTAACTCT